CAAAGAGAAAAGAAGAAACCTAAGAAATGAAGAACCTCCTAGAAAAGGTAGAAGTCTTGGTAGCAAAACTAAAAAGCCTATCTGGGAGATGATAGATTAAATATTAACAAGTTAACATAAATAAGTAAATCAATGGCAACACTAGGAAACAAGCTCCGAATTAAGGAGATGGAATGGAATGCTAACATGACAGAACAATCTCATTTAGGGAAAGGTCTCATGGCAGCTCCACACAAATTCTCTACTGTTATGGACACATTGTTTTCTGCTCAGAATTATTATTCAAACAATCCCTTCTCTTCAATGTTGGTGGGTATGGCAGAAGAAACAATTGGAAATACAGAATGGGAATGGGAACTAAAAAATGCAAATACTAGACCACTAGTAGTTGTAGAAACTATGCACTCTGGTAACACAGCAGGAAAGTATAGACAAATTTTTTCAATAAAATTAGATGAAAACTGGTATTTACCAGGGGATGTTTTGCATCCAGGTACATCTAATAAAAAGTACCAAGTTCGTGTACAGTCTCAAGGAAAAACTGATGGTGATGGTACAGTGTATATGGTGAGAATGAATTCTGATAATCCAGATGACTTCATCCCTTCTAAGTACTTAACTCCAGGACAGCAATGGGGTAAACTCTTCTCTCAATATGAGGAAGCTGCTGAGCAATCAGGTTCTACTGTTTTCAGTATGCCAATTGCTTTCAGAAACAAGATGTCTAAATACCGTAAAGAATACAGAATTACTGACTATGCTTCAACAGAAGTTTTAGCTTGTAAGATTCCAGATTCAAAAGGTAAATTACATGACTCTTGGATGAGATATGCAGAAGTAGAATACTGGCAACAATGGTATGGTGAACTTGAAAGAGGACATTGGTACTCTAGAAGTGCAGATACTGTTATAGGTTCTAATGGTAGACCTGTAAGAATGGGACCTGGTATTCAAGAGCAATTAGAAGATTCTCATATCCACAGATACTCTCACTTAACTGCAAAGTTAATTGAAGAATATTTAATGGATATTTTCTATGGCAGAACTAAGCCAGGAAAAGGTAGACAAATTAAAGGGTTTACTGGAGAGTATGGAATGCTACAATTCCACAGAGCTATACAAGATTGGCAAAACAAATCAGGCTTCATCAAGAATGTTGAAGTGTACACCAATAAAGTACAGTCTGATTTGCATACTAATGCAATAGAAGCTGGGTATCAGTTTGTAAAATACAACATGGCTAATGGTAGTTCTTTAGAGCTTATTCACAATCCATTATATGATGATAGAGAAATCAATTTTGAAATTGATCCTGTAACAGGATTTCCAATTGAATCTCAAAGAATTACCTTCTTAGATTTTTCAGGTGATAAAGGAGCTAAGTCTAACAACATCAAAGTAATGAAGAAAAAAGACTCATACGCTTTTACTTATGTAGAAGGAATGTATGGACCTTATGGACCTAAAAAAGCAGGTAGTTCTGCTCATGCAGGAGACTACTATGAAATGCATGTTGGAGAAACTCGTGGTACTCACATTCACGATGTCACAAAATGTGGGGAGTTAATTTTGTCTAGAAATTGATTTAAGTTTAATTTTAACAAAAAAGTCTTATCATTTGTTTGGTAAGACTTTTTTATTATATCTTTGCTAGTAAACTTAAATTACAGAGTATGACAAGCAGAGTAGAAGTAAGACCATTGGACAGAGAAAAATGGCACAGAAAAACAGGTAAGGAGTCTTTTATGCAACCGCAAACTATTGAAGCTTTGGCAGATGTAGAAAAAATGGAGTATGCAGTAGACTTTTCAGACCAAGACCGTAAGTTCTTTAAAGACAAAAAAGTGAGATATGATCTATCTTTACACTATGATCCAGAAGTGCCTCACCCATTTTGGGGGACTAAAACAGCTAGAGTTAAATTAGAGAATAAAACAATGTTCTTTAATAAAGCTTTACCTTTAGATAGAGTGAAAATTGGGATCATGAAAGGGAGTAGATATGTAGCAAACTCTAAAAAAGAATGGAATGAAGGATTATATCCAGATGCTACACACTTCATACATGATGAATCAGAAGAAGCAGAAGCTAAAGCATCTAAAGTAGAATTAAGTGATACTGCTATTATTGAGTGTTCTAAATTAGCTCCAGAAAGAAAGATACAACTTATTAAAGTTCTTACAGGAGGGAATATGAAGAATCAATCTCCTGATTTTATTACAGTTAAGATAAGAGAGCTTATAGACAAAAATCCTGCATTAGTTTTAAAAACTATCAATAGGAATAAAAAAGAGATAGCTACTTTAGCTTTAGTGTATGAAGCTATAGATAAAGGTATACTTAGAAAAGATGGACACAACATTAAGTATTTAGACTCTGTATTAGGTATGGATGAAGAAGAAGTTGTGAAGTACTTTATGGATGATAAGAATCAAGAATTTTATCTTTTAATCAAAGAAAAAACTACTAAATAATGCTTGTACAGGATATGCACTATGACTTGAAAATGAAATTCAATAAGGTTGATAGTCAAAAAAACAGAAATTTAAGAATACAAGAGATTGATTGGCTTTTAAATGAAGCAGAACAAATTTTTGTAAAACTTGTTGCATATCCTAGAATGTTTACTCACTTAGGTTTTGAAGTAAATCAAAGGAGCATTGAAGACATTAGAAATATTATAGAAGAAGAGATTATTACTCCTACAGATTTAGTAGTATCTTTTCCTCAAAACTATGAGTACTTTCTAAAAGGTCAAGCATTAATAAGTAAAGGTAAGTGCTTTAAAAAGAAAGCTTCTTTTATTCCTATTCAGTATGATGATGCAGAAAGCTCTACTTTTCATAGTAGTAGTTTTGAATGGAGAGAAATTATAGGTAGATTTAACTCTCAAGGTATAAAGCTATTAGTAGAAGATTTTCAAGTAGATAGCTTTACTCTTTTTTACCTAAGAAAAAGAAACTATATTTGTTATCCAGGTGGGTTAGCTTCTGGTTCTTATACTTTACCTTCTGGTATTGTTTTATCAGAAAATCAAAGTTGTGAACTAGCAGATATTACTCATACAGAAATCGTTGATATAGCTGTTATGTTAGCAGCAGGACAAATACAGACTTCTGATTTTCAAATCAAGATGTCTAAACTAAGTGTTACTCAAGTGTTATAACAATAAAATTTATTTAAAATGTCAAATCGTAATAATGTAGTACTTAATGTGCTACCTACAGCTAGTGATACAGCTATCTTAGCTGCTGACCTAACTCCATCTGATTTAACTGTAGGTAAGATTGGTTTTTTCAATGCAGATACAGGGGTATCTTTTATTGCAGCTGATCCTATTCCTGAAAGATACTTTATTGCAGTAGGAACTCCTGATGGAAATTTTAGAATGTCTTCAGGTCAAACTATTCAAAGCAAAGGAGTTATAGGCTTTCAAAGAAAGAATTATGAAGCAGGAGCTTCAATGAGTGTAACTATTTCTGGTTACAAAACTAAGTTTGATGCTGAATATGGTTTTAGAGTAGAGTTTAGAAATTCTCACATCTACAGGATTCAAGGATATAATCAATTTAGTAAAGCATATATAATCAAGACTCCATGTCAAGCTGATTGTAGTGCTGATACTACTTGTATTGATCCTAATGAAATTACTAAACTTTTGTTAGCAGAAGTTTTAAAAGATGAAGGAAAATTAATGAATGCAGTAGCAGTTGTAGATCAAGATGTTACAGCAGCAGATGTAGCAGGAATTGATGCAGATTTAACAGCAGGAGATGAAGTATCTGCTGCACAAATTGACTTTCTTATAGCAGAGAATGTTGCTAATGATAATACTGCTATTACTACTTCTATTGTACTTACTCCTAATACTGTAAGTGGTGGAAACTTTAATGCAGGAATTAATTTAAGCTATCACAAATTGCTTGAAACAGTCCTTTTAGTTTCTCCTTTACACAATTTGAATTGTACAGGAACTACAATTACTTCTACTACTCCAACTTTTGCTCAAGGTACTGGAAACAATATTTTACAGAAAGAATATCATGCAAGTTCTTGGAATGGAGCTGGTCCTTATGCAATCAGTAAAACTACTAACACTGCAATAGGAAACATAGAGTTTTTAGCAGATAAGAACACTAACTATACTCAATTCGCTTTAGAATATGATGTAGTAGCAGAAGGAGGTTGGTTAAGTTACAAGAATCCTCTTACAACTATTGTAGCTGTTCCTGCAACACACTCAACTGCAATAGCTTCTGTAAATACTATGATGGAAGCTTTAGTGGCATAAGAAGTTGTTTAATTTTTAATTTTAAAAACTTTATCTTAATTGGTAGAGTTTTTTTTATTTATATTTGTAATCAAAACATAAAGTAATGTACACTATAACTACCTCAGACTTTATTTATTATATAACTAATTTATCACAAGAACAAGAATTAAAAATAGTTGTAGAAAAAAAATCTTGTGAAAGTGTAGGCTGGGTACAAGTAGAGTCTACCCTTATAGCTACTATAAGTTCTTATGAAATAGATTATTTAGTAAATGACAGTTATAGAATACTATTTTATGAAGAAGAAACTTTACTGGATATAGTTTATATAAAGAATTATTACACCCTCTTACAAAACATTACAGAAGATTTAAAAAAAGTTTTTTGTGAATCTTGTTCTAGTTGTTGTAATTCTTGTAATAGTACAACTAATTGTGATTTACTTTTAAATGCTTATGCTAAAGTAGAGCAATTTAAAAGACTTATGAGTCCGCAAATTACTCCTTTTCTATTAGAAGTATACAAATATACAGATTGTTACACAAAAGAGATATTAGATTGTCATACAGAAGGAGAGTTGTTGCATGGTAAATACTTATCTTCAGAGTATATCATTACTAAATTGCTAGCTTATGATTATATTGCTATATACTTGTACTTTAAAGAAATAACTACTAATAACAATTTAATAGAATCTTTTGAGAACATAGAAGAACTAATAAATTTTAATGAAATTATTTGCTGTATAGAAAAAGTTACAGGAATATTGGTTTCAGATATTAGTAAAGTTTCAGCTACTTTTACTATTAATACTGTATTTACAGGAAACCTTCCTCCTAATCAAGTAGGAGACTACACTTTAGAAGTCAATACTGATACTGGAGGGTATGTCCTTACAACAGGGATGTTTACTAATTTAACTACTCCTGCTTACCAAGACCCAGAAGGAGATGCTCCTTTTGCTGTTAGAATAGACTCTCTCCCCACTGAAGGAACTTTACTGTATGATGGAGTAAATGTTGTAGTAGGGCAAGAAATATTATTCTCTGATATAGATTCAGGTATGTTAATGTACGCTGTAAACACAAACTTAGAACAAAACAATATAACAACTTTTAATTTCTCAGTCTCTGATACAGGCTCAGAACAATTTAGTTCATAATGGCAGAATTTAGTTTATTTTATGACATTCCTTTTAATGGAGTAGTTACCTTTCCCTCTACTGCTATAGTCTTATCAGGGAAAATAGGAAGTGTAGCTCCTAGTATAGAAATTAATGTAACAGCTCTAGTTTACAACTCTTTACTAGGAAGTGTAATTCAGAATGTAGATGTTTCAGAAGTGCCTCCTCCTTACTCTGTAAATTTATTCGCTAATTTGACTGCTGAAGCTGTAAATGGAGCTTTAATTTCAGATGTGGTAAATGGGTTAGATGGTTTATATGTTACTTGGGAACCTTACTATCAAATTACTTCTGATGATGCTACAGGCTTAGAAAGTTTTGACACTTCTTTTTCGGGAAACACTGTAGATATTCCTTTAACTTACGAAGGAGATTTAAGTGAAGCTGTTACTGTAGGTTTCTCTAATATAGGAAATTTAACTCCAGGTTCTGTTATGGAAGTCTACGGAAGCATTAAATTTTATTTTCAGTCTTCTTTAGGAGGAGCTCCTCAGTTACTACTTACTTCTAACAGTTCAAACCCTCTTATTACAGTGCAAATTCTTTAATTAGAGTTTATTATTTTTGAGATTCATAAAATAAAAGCTTAATTTTGTTTTATGGATAAAGTAAAAGAAATAAGAAAAAACTTAATGATG